GTTAACGGCAAGTCTTTCTCGAAAGGGGCGGTCTTATCCGTTGTTAACGAATGTGCTGCCGAACTCATTGCGGAGGGAAAAGCAGTAGAATACGGAGCAACTGCCCCGGTTATTGAAATCCCCGCAGAATATAAACCCAAATCTAAATTATAATGGCCACATCAGGAATTATGAACGGCACTATCTTAGGTGTCTACTCTGCTGGTACTTTGATTGCACACGCCACAGAAAGCAGCATTTCGCTTTCTATGGATACTCGTGACGCATCTACAAAGGACAGCGCAGGGTATCGCGACCTTCTAGAAGGTTCGCGTAGTGGATCCATCAGCGTTAGCGCTTTGTATGCAGAAGATGCTGCATACGGAAGTGATGACTTGATGACTATTTTCACAGCCCGTTCAGCGGTAGCTGTGAAGTTTAGCACTGAAGTATCTGGCGACCACTATTGGTCCGCAAGTGCCTACGTTACCTCATTGGAAGTTTCCGCTTCTAAGGAGGACAATGTAACGTACTCAGCTACCTTTGAGCTTACAGGTACTATCGCATACACAACAGTAGTATAACATGGTTAAGTTAGTCAAGATAGGCGGCGAAGAACGCCCAGTTAAATTCGGTTTCTCAGCATTAATGAACTTCTGCGACATCGCGGGATATAAACTCAACGATCTGGGCAGGCTCGGAGAGGATATGACCCTAAGTGATGCGGTAAGTCTCATCTGGTGTGGACTGAAGGATGGAGCGAGAGCAGAGAAAAAAGAGTTCAGCACCTCAGTAGAGGATGTAGCGGACTTTTTGGACGATGACATCGGCGCGTTGAATGACGTACTTAATGTATTTGCTGAATCTTTTACAGAGGGGGAGAAGTAGCCTCAGAAGGATCGGGTAAATCCATTCCATCTGAGGCCGCCTCCTTCGACTATTTACAAGGCTTGGCGTGTGGGCAGCTTCGGCTGTCCCCATCCGAGTTTTGGAACATAACACCACGCGAGCTACACAATGCTTTGCGCGGATATGCCGAGTCTCAAGAGACAAAGCAACAGAGTGATTGGGAGCGTACTAGGTGGCAAACCGTTGCGCTCATAAATATACAACTACCTAAAGGTAAGAATGTTGAAGCTAAAGATTTAGCTGTATTCCCTTGGGAGGTGGATGAAAATAAAATTACGCTATCGCAGGAAGATGCGAAAGCGATACTTGAAAAATGGCAAAGAAAAGCAATAAAAGTATAAATGTACGGCTAGGGTTGCTCACAGCAGGTTTTGAAAAGGGCCTCAGAGTTGCACAAATCAAGCTAAAGAAATTCGGAAAAACCATGTCGCGGTTTGGGTCTAGTATGACTCGGAACGTGACTTTGCCGTTAGGTCTGGTTGGTGTTGCAGGAATCAAAATGGCCTCAGAACTTGAAACGAGTTTCTCTAAGATAGAGAACCTTGTAGGCATGTCAGGCGAACTGTTTGACGGATTCAAAAAACAAATTAAAGGATTAAGTTCCGAGGTTGCTACCTCACAGAAAAGCCTTGCAGACGCATTGTTCGTTATCACATCAGCCGGTGTTCGTGGAGCAGAGGCTATGGACATACTTTCTGCCGCTGCCAAGTCCTCACAGGTAGGCATGGGAGAGACAGAGGCTATTGCCCGTGGTATCACTGGAGCAATGAACTCATACGCTAAGTCCAATCTTACTGCTGCAAGGTCAGCAGATATTATGATGGCTATCGTAAGGGAAGGTAACCTTGTTGCTGAAGACCTCGCCCCCACACTTGGTAGGGTAACAGGTATGGCAGCGGAGCTAGGTATATCCTTTGAAGAATTAGGAGCCAACATCGCAACCTTCACCAGATTGGGTGTGCCAACCGAAGAGGCTGTAACAGGTCTCCGTGGTGTTATGTCAGCTGTATTGAAGCCTACCAAGGCCGCAGAGGATGTCTTAGCGAGCATTACAATGACATCTTCAGACCTCCGTAAGATGGTCGGTAAAGAGGGTCTTCATGGAACACTTATGTTCCTTGTAGATGCCTTAAAGAGCAACGAGAAAGGTCTTTCTTCTCTATTCGGAAACGTCCGTGCATTATCTAACGTATTAGGTACGGCAGGAGCGCAGGGCGAGTCTTACGCTAAAGTTTTAGACAGCATCACAAGGTCTACCGGAATGGTAGATGACTCATTTGAGAATGTCTCTAAGATAAGCGGCTTCAAGTTTAAGAAAATGCTTGTTGATCTTCAGAATGTAGGAATTGAGCTAGGTCAGGCATTTCTACCTGTCGCACTAAAGGTTGTAAATCTACTTACTGGCCTTGTCCGTGCATTTAAGGACGCATCTCCTGAGATGAAAATCTTTGGAAGAACCATTGGTTTAGTTGCAGTAGCATTAGGTCCTGTTGCCTCATTGCTTGGTGCGATGGCAACGAGAATGGCATTGTTAATGTCACCGGTATACCTTGTTATAGCCGCATTCGCGGGACTAGTTTACCTGATGATAAAATGGAAGAAGGAGGCATCTAACGCATTACTACCTATCATTAACGGCTTCATACTGCTATGGGATGCAGCCGTTGGTGTAGTGAAAACAGTAAAGAGCCTTGCTGCTCTTATGTCTGCAATGGCAGCAGGGAACTGGCAACTTGCCGCAGCGGTATGGGTAACAGAATTTAATGGTGCGGAAGGACTTGCTGGAGCATGGAAGCAATTACAGGAAAACTTCACAGAGGGAGCAGGAAACCTTGACCTTGTAACTGCACTAGATATTGAAGCTGGGCTTGCAGGACTTGAAGATTCTCTAGTTACAGGGATAGCAAACATTGGAAAATCTATAGGTATTTCAACGGGGTCTATAGCAGATTCTTTTGTCAAGGTAGAGTACGCCGTTGTTGCGGCTAAAGAGCAGTTCGCCTCCATGCCTGAACGTGTAATTAAAGACACAAGCAAGGCTGCGAGAGCCATCAAGGTGAACACGGACTCAATGAAAAAGTCATTCGAATCAGTTAAGTCAACTGTTGAATTGATGAATGAGGCGATAAGGTTTGCTGTAGAAGACGGTATTGTAGAGTCATTCACTCTATTAGGAGAGGCTATGGAGTCTGGAAACTTCGACCCAAGAAAGTTCGGAGAGGCTATGCTTGTTACGTTTATCACCATTGCCCAACAGTTAGGTCGACTTGCTATCGCCCACGGTATTGCTATAGAGGCGATATTTGATTCATTCAAGCTAGGCGGTGTCCCAGCGATCATTGCTGGTGGTGCGCTTCTTGTGGCGGCAGGCATAGCTAAGTCAAGGCTTTCTTCTATTCGAGACAACAACCTACCAGCCCTCGCAGAAGGCGGTCTAGCCTTCGGTCCCACGCTAGCAATGGTTGGTGATAACAGAAACGCTAGCATCGACCCAGAGGTTGTAGCCCCGCTATCTAAGCTAAAGGCTATGATGGGAGGAGGCTCACAAAACGTGATTGTCACCGGACGCTTAAGCGGTGCAGACTTATTAATTTCTAACGAGCGCGCTACAGGCCAACGCTCACGATACAGAGGATTCTAACATGGGCGTAAGACTAAAGGCTGAATTTCACAGCGACCAGAACAATCTTTACAAGATAGAGATCCACGATTCATCGTGGGCTCCTGCGGCTTACACCTTTAACGTAGACAGCACAGGATTCCAGATAAGCTACAACGGAGAGACTAGCGATATAGTATCTCCAGTCGTAGGGTCTAACGTCACCATCAACGCATATAACGAGAGTACGCAGTTCGATGCCTTCATAAGCGACCTTACCCTCCACCAAGAGGACAGGTTTAGGATTGTCATATACAAAGGCTCTGATCTTTATTGGGCTGGATGGATTCTTCAGGACCTGATCCGTGTAGAAGACAGCTCTAAGCCTTATGTCTACTCTATCACGGCGTCTGATGGCTTCGCTAAAATATCCAACACCGACTACGACAACGCTAACACGGAAACACAAGCAAACGGCATAACCGTCACAAGGCTTAACGAGATCATCCTCAATGCTTTAGTAGACACAGGTCTCAGTGACCTATGGGGAACCTCAGACAAGTTCCTAGAGATTGCTGTAGACTGGTGGGAGACAACATCCCATACATACGCCACCACTACAGACCCTATGTACCTCACCGGCGTAGACGTAAGCGTCTTACAGACAAAAGACGATTCTGGGGTTATAACATACATGAGCGGCTTAGATGTCCTTAAACAGCTTGCTACGCTATTCAACGCGCGTATATATCAGGCCAACGGAAGGTTTATCTTTGAGCAGTACGGCGTTCGTGCTTCCACATCGAGATACATACATACATACACCAAGGCCGGCGTAGAGGTCAGCGACGATACAATCAGCGACGAGGTAACACTTGATCAGACGATAGCGGGTGGAGCAAGGCTTGCAGGTAACGAGTTCAACTACCTCCCTGCGATGAAGCGCGCAGAGGTGACATACGCCCAGAGGTTTCTATCACCATGGTTCAGTGGGTACACCTATGACACCACAAACACATCACATTCTCCGGGCTTTATGTCTTCAGGGGCAGGTATCTCACTGCTTGTATATGGACCCTTATCCTATGAGCTTACAGACACTAACAGGTCATCGGCAAACGATACAACGGCATACGCTCCGGTCTACAAGGTTCAGATAAAAATCGAGGATGGAAGCAACCCCGGAACGTATCACTACTACAGTAATGCATACACCAACGGCTACCCATCACAGTCGCCTATATGGTCTACCACGGCAGGGTACTTTTACCTAACCACCCCGATGGTTAATGTGGTGGAGGGGTACGCGGCCATCAATGCAAGCGTACATGTTGCCACCACAGACATCCCCGTCAGCGGTGTGGTGACAGTCAGCATTGAGCTACACGACAGGTGGGACTACAACGGCGGTGCGGCATATACTTTAGCATCAGGACAGGCAGACACTTGGTCACTACCTACTATTTTCAGTAGAGCCAACCACGGCATTCAAGCTGCGGACGGTGTTGTCTACTCATCGACAAACTCATCTTCAGTCATAGCCTCAGGCACAACGCTTGACCTAGGCTCCGTGATCATCTCTGATGGTTTCTACTCCACCGGTGGCCTTGCTGTATACAACGGAA